TTGATAATGAAGATGATGGATATGAGAGAAAGGTTAGCTTTCAACCAGAGATTATATACAACTCTGATAATCTTATTATCTCTGACTCTTATTATTTTAATAGGCCACATATTGTACTAGTTAAAGATAAAGGTGCAACTACAGGTATTAACTATGGTTATATTGATTTCCGTGAACTAGAAATGGAACAGATGTATGGTTCTATTGCATTTAAATGTCCTGCTAGACAAGTAATAACTAATGAAGATGGTACAGAAACTGTATTACAAGATGGTGTAGATGTTACTCCTTC